GGTACTGTTTCAGAATGGTATGAGACTTTGCTTGAGACTGTCAATGACGTTTCAGCACAGATTCATCGTAAAACACTTCGCGGCGGAGCTAACTTTATTGTTACTTCTCCTGAAGTTGCGAACATTTTGGAGTTTACAAATGGTTTCCGTGCTAGCACAACCGCAGATGAAAATCGCGGAACGGCTGGTGCCGTGAAGACTGGTACAATTAGTAAGAAATGGGATGTGTATGTTGACCCGTATTTCCCACGGAATGTAATTCTTGTTGGTCGCAAGGGAGGAAGCTTCCTTGAGAGTGGCTATGTATATGCACCTTATGTGCCTCTACAGACCACCCCGACGATCTTTGATCCAGAGAACTTCACGCCTCGAAAGGGCGTGATGACTCGCTACGGTAAAAAGATGGTTCGACCTGATATGTATGGTTTGGTTGTCGTTCAAGATCTTCTTGGCTAATATTATCTATTAGTGAGATAACTTGTTTACAGAAAACCTCGGCTTTCTTTTTTGGGAGCCGGGGTTTTCTTTTTGTTTTCTCAAACCCAATAACTACTTAGATTGTAGGAGAATCTTTATTTATGGCACTTCCAGTTTTAACACCCGTTAGCCAAACAAGCAAAGTCATTTTGCCCTCAATCGGATCTAGTGCTAACGTAATATCGTCTGCGGTTCCTTATGGCATTTATTTAAGTAATACGGATTTTGTATCCGGTGCGGCTGATCAAGTGGCTCTTGCCTATAAGATGCTCGGTGGAGATGTTTTAGACATTGAGCTTACAGAGCAAAATATCTATACTTCTTACGAGCTTTCGGTTTTAGAGTATTCCTATATAATAAACTCTCATCAAGCAGAAAATGTTTTATCTGATTTTTTGGGAGCTACGACGGGTTCATTTGACCAAGATGGAGAACTAAAAAGCGGAGCTTTATCATCGAGTCTTTCAGGAACCCATGTAGGATTAAAGTTTCCAGCATTTACATTTGAGTATGGACGACGTATATCTACGGGCTTGGCACAAGAGGCAGGTTTTGGTGACAATGTTACAATGTATTCGGCTTCTTTTGCTCTAACTGGTTGCGTTCAGCACTATAATCTACAAAGCATTGTTTCAAACTCCCAGTCCGGTTCGGCTTGGGATGGCTTAATGAATAATCAAAAAATAAGTATCGAGCGCGTTTATTATAAATCGCCCGGAGTTATGTGGAGGTTTTTTGGAGTGTATGGTGGTTCAGGGGTTTATGGTAACTTAAGTTCATATGGCATGTATGCCGATGATTCTACATTTCAATTAGTCCCTACGTGGCAAAACAAATTACAAGCTCAAGATTTTCAAACAAGCATGAACACACGAGCCAGTCACTATTCTTACGAAATTAGAAATAATCAAATCACAATTTACCCAGCACCAGTTTCACCGGGGGGTGGTGGGAGCCCGTCTCATATGTGGTTTTTGTTCACTATTCCCAAAGACGCTTGGGCTGAAGATCCTACAGCAAAAACGGGTGTGGATGGAATCAATAACCTGAACACACTTCCTTTTTCGAATTTGCCATATAACAGCATCAACAGTATGGGCAAACAATGGATTAGGAAATATGCTCTTGCTTTGGCTAAAGAAATGCTTGGTCAAGTGAGGGGGAAATTTGGTAGTATTCCAATTCCTGGTAATGATATAAATTTGAATGCCGATGCCCTATTGTCTCAAGCGAAAGAGGAACAAACATCCCTCAAGGAAGAACTCAAGGCTCAACTTGAGAAACTTACTTATGGTGCCCTGGTAAAGAGTGACGCTGAGATGGCTGATGCTGCTAACCAAATTATGACTCATGTGCCTATGGGGATATATCTAGGATAAATAAATGGCTGATGAAAGTAATAAGTGGTCACGCCCCGATGCACCACCACCACCGCTTTTCCTTGGCAAGAAAGAAGGCGATCTAGTTAAGCAAGTTAATGATGAGCTTATCGAGCGCGTCATAGGTCAAGTTTTAGCTTATTATCCCATAAGCCTACAGAACACATGCTTTCATCCATTGTATGAGGAAGCAATTGAAAAGACTTTTTTGCCCCCTATTCGTGTTTATGCATTGATAGATTGGGTCGGCTCAGAAACCAGTACAGAAAAGTTTGGTATAGATAGAACGTCTTCTCTTGTGGTACATTTTCATTCGCGAAGGCTCAATGACGATCAAGATGTAAACGTACAAGAAGGGGATTTTATATTATATGATGGCATTTTTTATGAAATTGTAAAAACGTCACAACCACGAAAACTATTTGGACAAGATAATTATATGGTTGAGATTAGTGCTACCTGTGTTGAGGCTCGTAGTGGAGTTTTTAATGGACAATAAGATGGAAAATAAGACTAAAAAGCCAATCCTCCCCTATACCCCATCTTCTCTTGAAACAGTAGATTATGCGATGTTTGAATGGATAAATGACACCATGAACGTTTTCTGTACCACTAACGACGGATGGAAAAAGGTTCCTTGTATCTGGGTTTCCGGTGAGCGATCAGGACAGCGGGCAAATCAAATCCGAACGAGAAGCGGAATGCTTACTTTCCCGCTGGTTACGGTCGAGCGCGTTTCAGTTAAAAAAGATCTACAAATGAAGGGAGTTTTTTTTGGAAATATCCCACCTGTTCCTGATTATAAAGGAGGCTCGATTGTAATTGCGCGGCAAATCCAGCAAGCGAAAACAACTAACTTCCTTAATGCGGACTCAGCCCGACGCTATGGAGTCAATGGGGTTGTTCAACCGACAGGTGGTCAGATTAATTTTCCCTCTAAAAAGAAAAACAAAAAAATTGTTTATGAGCACATTTCCATCCCAATGCCTGTGTATTTAGAAATGGGATATAAAGTAACCATTCAGACAGAATATCAGCAACAAATGAACGAGGCTTCGCAACCCTTTATGGCTAAAACTTTTGGAGTTAATCAGTTTATGATTAAGAAAGATGGTCACTATTATGAAGCATTTATGGATTCTGATTTTTCTCAAGGAAATAATGTAAGTGATATGGGAGAAGACCGACGAATTTTCAATACTGAAATCAATATAAGGGTTCTGGGTTATGTGGTTGGACAGGGGAAAAACGATTCTCAACCCTCTAAAGTTATTAGGCAAAATGCGGTGGAAATCAAGATCGGTCGCGAAAAAGTGATATTTGAAGACTCACCCGAATGGAGAATTGTTCAAGGTGTGCCGGGAAAATATAGATCTTGAGTAATTGAATAAGTATTTACGCTTTTTGCAAACTACTTATTAGAGACGTTATAATAATTATTATTTATCTTTTAAGGAGCGAGACTAAACAATGCCAGTAAGTAAATTTAAATTTGTAAGCCCAGGGGTACAAGTTGCGGAAATCGACAATTCCCAACTTCCTCAAGTGCTAGACAACATGGGACCAGTTATTATTGGTCGCGCCGAACGGGGCCCTGCCCTTAGACCAGTAAAATTGGACTCATATTCCGAATTTGTAGAAATTTTCGGTAATCCTATCGCGGGCGGACAAGGCAACGATGTTTGGCGAAATGGAGGCACTGGACTGGCTCCCACTTATGGAGGTTATGCTGCACAAGCTTATTTCCGAAATAGTAATCCTGTTACATTTGTAAGACTCCTAGGAAAATCCCACGATAATGCGACAGATGCGGGGGTTGCTGGATGGGCGGACGGCACAGTAAGCAATACTGGTCGCGGCGGCGGAACTTATGGTCTATATACCATCAGCACCACCAGTACCAACACTACTACTGGCTCACTTGCTGCAATTTTTTATATGTCTACGGGTTCTTTGCGATTGCGAGGGCTCGATCAATCGGGAAGTGCTGAAATCTCTGGCACCTGTACGGTAATCAAGCAAGACGGAAATGGTTTATTCAAGATGGATATTTTGACCTCTGGTGCGTCGAACGATGCTACAACACCCGCCGAAACTATATCCTTCAACTTTAATCAAAACGATAAAAACTATATTCGCAAAGTATTCAACACTAATCCTACTTTGACTAATAGCGGTATAACTCCGACAGCGGGTCAAAAAGTTTATTGGCTTGGTGAATCGTTTTTGAACCAATCTCTCGGGGCGAACGATGCCCGCTTTAGTTATGGTAACGGACAATCCCTTTATGGTGTTCTACTTCCAATGCTTAGTTCTTCAGCCGAACAAGGCGAGCAAAATCGTAGCCTCACTAAAGCTCAGTCACCTTGGATTATTTCTCAAGATCTTGCTGGTGCAACATCCAGCTTCAATTATCAGAAGCTCTTTCAATTCGAGACTTTAGAGGGGGGCGAATGGGAACAACAAAACTTTAAAGTTTCCATTACCGATGTGAAGGCATCGAACGACTCATATAATCCTTACGGAACCTTTACGGTTGAATTACGCATGGCACGAGATAGCGACAATGCTAAACAGATTGTTGAGAGGTATTCATTATGTGACCTCAATCCTGCATCTAATAATTATGTTGCCAAGAAAATCGGTGATTCATATGCCGCTTGGGACAGCACAGATCGAAGATATCGAGAATATGGAAACCACGCCAATCAATCAAAATATGTCCGCGTGGCGATGAATTCCCAAGTTGATGATGCAACCACAAATACATCCTTTTTACCATTTGGTTATGAAGGTCCGATTCGATTTAAGGAATTCAAGGTTCAAGGATTTGTAACTTCATCACTCACGGCAAGTGCAGCGCCATTTACTACGACTGCCAAGGACTTGTTTGTAACAGGAGCCGGTGGATCACCCGACCACCTGTTCTCGGGCAGTGAATCTGTCATTCTTAGTTATCAAACTTCATCCCTTGCAGCAACTACAATGTCTTTCGCATATCCGATGATTCCGCTTCGACCGAGTTCTTTAGCTGGAAATCTATCGAGCCCTCAAGATGCTTACTTTGGTATCTCGACAGATAATGGAACAAGCCCGCGCTATGAACCGGCTTATGAAGATCTAGTTAGAGCCTTTCCAGAGGACTTCAGTTCTTATGGTTCTCCGACTGTAGATTGTATGGAGAGAGCGTATATCTTTACTCTCGAAGATTTGACAAGATATACTGGATCTGCGGCGGCAACCGAAACTCTAATTCCGAGTTCCACTGGTATGACCTCAACCACGGATGCTTATTATGCATCCGGTTCTAGAGCCAAAGGAAATTCTCTTAGTGTCACATCAAGTAATACTTGGAATTCTGTGTTGGCTGCGGGTTTTGATTCATTTACTGTTCCACTTCAAGGTGGCTTTAATGGATTAGATATTACTGAAGCCAATCCATTTAGAAATTCTCAATTCACGACAGGCGCGGATACCGAACTTACAAACTATGCTTTCAATTCAATAAAGATGGCAGTAGATACATGTTCGGACCCAGAAGTTGTAGAGTGTAATATGATGACGATGCCGGGGCTTACGAACACGGCACTTACGGAACACATTATTAAAACTTGTGAAGACCGTGCGGACTCCTTAGCCATCATTGATATTGAAAATGGATATATTCCCCCTGATGAAAGTGATGATACCGAAGAAGATCGCGCTGGTAATGTAACGACTGCTGCTACTGCCCTACAACAAAGAGGGCTAAACTCAAGTTATGGTTGTTGTTACTATCCTTGGATTCAGGCTCGCGATAGCGAAACTGGAAAAACCTTTTGGTGTCCACCATCTGTGGCTGCTATTGGCACTTTCTCAAGCGCACAGCAAAAATCAGAACTATGGTTTGCGCCAGCCGGTTTCAACCGAGGTGGCTTAACGGAAGGTTCTGCTGGAATTCCGGTAGTCAATGTCAAACAAAAACTAACATCCAAACAAAGAGACTTATTGTATGAGGCAAACATTAATCCAATTGCATCTTTCCCGGCTGAAGGGATTGTGATATTCGGACAAAAGACGCTCCAAACAACTCCATCTGCTTTGGACAGGATCAACGTGCGTAGATTGATGATTTATGTAAAGAAAGAGATTTCTAGAGTTTCAAATCTACTCCTTTTCGATCAAAACGTTCAAGCTACTTGGGATAGGTTTACGGGTCAAGTTGTACCGTTTTTGAATAGTATTCGAAGCCGTCTTGGACTTGAGGACTTTAAAGTAATCCTCGATGAAACGACCACCACACCTGATTTGATTGACAGGAATATCATGTATGCGAAGATATTCTTAAAGCCCGCACGTTCAATTGAATTTATTGCGATTGATTTTGTAATTACAAGCACAGGAGCCTCATTTGAGGACTAAATATAAACATGGAACTAATTACAACAGTAGGAGATAAAAAGTAATGGCATTTTGGCAAGAAAACAATTTACAACCCAAACGCTCATATAGGTTCACTTTGTCCGTCAAGGGCGCTAGCACCGGCATAAATGAGTTTTTGGTAGAAAAGGTATCAAAGCCTTCTTTTTCCGTTGGAGAAAGCGAGGTAAAATATTTGAATCACACGTTCTGGTATCCAGGGCGGGTAACATGGAATGACATTACTTTTACTATTATCGACTGCTTGGTTCCCGCCGACGCAAATGGAACAGCCGAGGTTATGAGAATGCTAGAGAAATCAGGATATAACATTCCAGAGCGAGGAGATTTAAAAACGGTTTCAAAAGCTTCTTCTCTGGATGCACTGGGTCAAATCAAGATCCATCAATACGCATCTGAGGGTGGAGCCCCAATGGAAACTTGGGTACTTAACAACGCCTGGATCAAAGATGTAAAATTTGGAGATCTAGATTATGGTAGCGAAGATATGCAAAAGATAGATATTACACTCAAGTATGATAATGCATATATTCAGGTGCTTGATAAGGGTGGCACCAAAGTCAATCTACCAACTGGCGCAAAGAGCTAGCACACATTAAAATAAACAGATAGAGGTATATATGTCACGAAACGAGGGAAGACTCGGATCTAGCGATCAAACCGGAGCGACAGATGCTCCACCAATTATAGAAAAAAAATCCATATTAGACTTTGTTTTGCCCACAGAGTTTGTGGACTTACCAACAAAGGGCAAATTTTATTCAGAAGAACATCCTTTACACAATAAAGAATCAATTGAGATTCGTTATATGACAGCAAAGGATACAGATATTTTAACATCCAAATCTTTATTGAAGAAGGGCGTCGCCGTAGATCGAATGCTGCAAAACATTATTATTGATGAGAGCATAAAAGTAGATGATTTATATTCAGGCGATAAAAATGCCCTTCTTATTGCTGCCAGAATAAACGGCTTTGGTCCAGAGTATAAGACAAAAATTACTTGCCCTAGTTGCGGTGTAGTGAAAGAGAATTCATTTAATTTGGAATCACTGGGGTGTGATGGTTTTGAAACAGAGACATCGGTTTCATCTCATGGCACATTTTCAGTTGAACTTCCGGTTACTAAGGTTTCAGTTGAGTGTCGTCTATTGACCGGCGCTGATGAAAAGAAGATCTTTATGCAATCTGAAAAAAGGAAGAAACATAATCTTCCTGAAACCTCACTCACAGATCAATACAAATTGTTTATTGTTTCCATTGAAAGCGAAACAGAAAGGGGGTTGGTTGAAAAGTTTGTTGATTTGATGCCCGCCCGCGATGCATCCTATCTCCGATCAGTTTATGAAAAGGCTTGCCCTAACATTGATCTTAGCCATGATTTCTCATGCGATAGTTGTGACGCGGAAGCACAAATTAATATACCCTTTTCAGCCAACTTTTTTTGGCCTGGACGATGAATATGTTGAGAACACTTATGAGCAATTTTTTGTTTTAAAGTATCATGGTGGGTGGAGTTTTATCGAAGCCTATAATCTTCCAATTCAATTGCGCGAATGGTATGTAAGACGACTTGCCAAACAACTCGAAGACGAAAAAGAACAAATGGAAAAGTCTATGGGTAATTCCCGCAGCCGCTAGCCATCTTGAAGCCCTTTATTTTATCTAATGACTATTTAGATAAGAGGAGATATGCCTAATGGATGAGCTAAAAGAAGAAGAACTTGCCCCTATTGTAATTGATCTTACCAACGGTGATAAGCTGGATGAAAGTTGGTTGAGGATGTTTGGCTTTGGAGTCAAGACGATTCTTAATCAAATGTTTGGAAGATCTTCTGCTATTCCCGTTTCCCTAAAAGGCAATCGCCACGACATCAAATCTTTCACGAACGCAATCGGGAAAGAAAAAAGATATATGGATTCATTGAATCAATATGGTCTTAACAATCCAAAGACTTATAAGAATAAGGCACACTTGGATAAAGCAACCACAGCCTTTACACGCAAGACTGGATTGAAATGGCCCTTTAAGTAAAATTATAAATTGGTGAATAGGTTATGCCCGGTGACATTAAAAATCTTGAAGCAAAAATTGCTGAACTAGAAAAGCGAATCAATAAGCTTCAAGATACGAATAAGAAAATCAACGTAGACAATGTTAAAAGCCTCTTTGATGGCGTTAAGCAGCTTAAAGAAGCTCAAACAATTCGCGAGAAAATATCAGAACTATCTGGTGAAGAAGGCGACCGAGCAGCATCAGAGCTTAAATATGCACAAGATAAACTTGAATTCGAACAGGAATATTTAAAGACTCTTTATGAAAAAGTAAACGCTAAGGAAAAGCTTACTCCTTTAGAGCAGCGCGAACTAGCGCATCTGGAAAAATCTGTTGCAAAAAATACCGAAAATTTTGCAATACAGAAGAAAGGCTTTGAAGCCCGAGAAAAGGCTCAAGAAGAATATAACGAACAAGTCGCAAAAGGCGGCAAGTTAGCTACCAATCTTGGAGCCATGATCGGGCTCCAAGTAAAATATTCTGAAACTTTATTGGGCAGCATTACTACACAACTGGATGCCATCACAGATAATGTGGATGCTCAAAAAGAATTTGCGCGGCAAATGAAAGAGACTTTTAAAGTCTCGAATATGTTGGGTAGCGTATTTGATAAAGTATTTGAATCTTCTGTAATGGTTGCAAAAGCTTTTGATTCAGCTGTTACATCATTTAACAAAGCCACCGGAGCCGGTGGTAAATATGATCAAATGATTGGCGATGTTGGTCAAAGCAACAAAGCACTAGGAATTAGTATGGCTGACGCTGGCGCAGCAGCAGCCGCACTACACGCTGGTTTTTCTGATTTTACAAACTTGAGCGATAACATGGCGCAATCACTTACGACCACCGCAGCTACCTTAGAAAAGGTGGGTGTTGACTCAGGAACGTTCGCTCAAAACCTCCAATTCATGACAAGAACTATGGGGCTCTCAACCAAAGCTGCCGAAGACCTGTCGCTTGAACTGGCTACAATAGATATTGGAATATCACCACAGAAACTTGGGGCGGACTTCGCGGCTGCTGCACCACAGCTTGCTCAATTTGGAGCTAGAGCAGCAGAAGTGTTTATTGATCTTGAAAAACAAGCTAAAGCCGCTGGCGTGGAAATGCAATCGTTGCTTGGTGTAATGGATTCACTTGATACTTGGGAATCAGCCGCCACCGCAGCGGGCAAACTAGCCGCAGTCCTGGGAGGACCGATTGTTAATGCTGCTGAGTTGGCGACAGCATCCCTTGAGAAGAAAAATGAAATGCTGCGAGAAGGCTTTCTTGCATCTGGTCAATCGTGGGGAGCGATGGATCGTTTGGAGAGAAAACAAATTGCCGCAATTGTAACCCAGGGTAATGTTGCGCTAGCCGCAGGTATTTTTGGGGCGAAACAAGTTGAAGTTACGCAAGGTCAAAAAGATTTAAATGAAATGGTGACAAAATCGATTCCTATTATGGAAAAGATGGAAGGAATAATGGCGAGCTTTGCCGTGGCTGTTGGTCCCGTGGTTGATATAGTTTCAGAGGCGGCAACGGGGATTGCAAAACTTATGGATGAAAATAAAGAATTGATACAAATTCTTTCTGGGGTGATTCTCGTTGTGGGTGGTGTTGCAATTGCTATAAAGGCTGTAAATGCGGTTATGGCAGTTTATCAGGGTGGCTTATTATTAGTACAAGGTGTGAGTGGGAGTTTTGCAGCAGCCCAAGCAGCAATCGGAAGCTCATCAGCCGCCGCTGCACCCGGACTTACTGCGGTTGGCGGAGCCGCGATCTTTACTGGCGGTGCTATGGCTGGATTAGCTCTTGTGATCTTAGCTATCGGTGGGGCAATTGCTCTGGCAGCATTCGGCATCTCAATGGCGGCGGACTCGATTGGAGCGATGGCGGATAACGGAGGGATTCTTATCGGTGTCGTTGCTGCGATTGTTGTGGGATTGTATTTATTGATTCCGGCTTTAGGTGCGCTTGGAACTGTGTCTGGTTTTGTTGCAGGACCGCTTCTGGCTGTGGGTGGAGCAATTTTAATGATCGGCGCAGGAATTGGAGCTGCGGCGGCGGGCATCGGATTTATGGTGAATTCGTTTGCTAATCTCGCCGGAACCCTCAAGGATGCTGGTTCCTCGATGACTGATGTCTTATCTGGGATGGGGCAAATTGCCACTGCGCTAGATCCTTTTCAAGCAGTATCGGAAGGTATTGCCAGGGCATTTAGCTTAATAGCCACGGGTGTTGGCGAATTGGTCTTGGCTCTTAGTTTTGTCGAAACAGAAAAGCTCGCAGCACTAGCAGAATTGGGTACAGCAATCTCGCAAACCACCGCAGATAATTCTATTAACTTTACTGCATCTATGAAAGGGATGAAGGATGTGATAGATGCTGCAAATTCAGCCGGTGTGGAAGTTGTTGTTAAAGCAGCACAGTTAGCGCAAGCAGTCACGCCAGTCAATAATGCGGCGGCTACGACAGGGGGAGCACAATCGGCGGCAAGCAACTTTAACTATGGAAATAGAAATATGTCTCACGCATCCTCCAATCAACCAACTACCGAAGTTGTTTTGAAAATAGGAGAGGATAAGTTTGCCAGCACTATAATTAAGTTAGTGGATCAAAGATTAGATCTGAGATTGGCATAGGGGGATAAAAGATGGCAGATAAAACAGGATATATAGACGCAATTGATGGGAGCGCAGAATTAGCAAACGCCGGTCAGACAGTCGAGATCTATCATATTCCCAGTAAATATTCGGTCATCTTCAAAGCGATGATGACGCAGTTTGAGGATGCTTATACTTCTAATTGGACTTCAGAACAAGCGTATGGAAGAATGGACCCCCTTCAAACTTATCAAAATACAAGTCGTGTGATGTCTATGGGGTTTGATGTCGTTGCTTCGAGCCAGCCCGAAGCCGTAACAAATTTACAGAAAGTTTCATCTTTGGCTCAATTTCTTTATCCCGCTTATGATGCCGATGGCTTGATAAGTAGTAGCCCATTTTGCAGAATACAATTTATGAATTGGTCAACGGATGCAAAGGGCTTAAACTCACAACGCGCCGCACAAACAGGCTTGATGGGAACGATTAATGGATTTACTTTTGCTCCCGATTTGGATGCTGGGGTATTTGATGATGGTGCAGAGAACCGATTGTATCCCAAGAAGCTTAATGTTTCATTTAGTTTTACCGTCTTACATAATCACGCCATGGGATGGGCGGAAACAGAATCCGGGCTTGCACCTCGCGCTGGCTTATTTCCTTATATTGGAGGAGTCGCCAACGATGCTTCTCTCAACCTTGACGATACTGACGCCTTCAGCAGCGTTGTATCTGAAATCCAAACTACCGAAGTACCAATTGATGTAAGAGCCGAAGCAATCAAACAAGATCTTCTTAGGGACAAGGAAAAGTTTGAGGATGATCCAATTAGTTGGCAAGATAAGAATCGTCTGCGACGACACGCGCTTCAAAGAAAAACTTATTCTAAAAACGTAAAAAAATCAGGTGGCGCAAGATCTGGCACGTCGGCGCTCGGCAGCGGCGGCTCGATGGCGAAGCACTTTTTAATCACAGGATAAGAAATAAATATGACTTCCAGATATTTCAATAGGAGCTTCATAACCAATAGTAGCCCAACATATTCTAAAATTCTCAAAGAGAGGAATGTAGAGTTTATCGATCAATATTCTACACCAGAATTTAAATATCCCACAGCAGATCAAATTAATAGCATCGGAAGTATCCCTCACATTTGGTCCCAAGGTGATCGTTTTTATAAATTAGCTCACAAATTTTATGGAGATCCTCAACTATGGTGGGTTATAGCTTGGTATAATAGGATGCCAACTGAAGCCAACGTCAAACTCGGATGGTCCCTAGAAATTCCCACACCGTTAGAATCTGCGTTGGCTTTGTGGGAGCAATAATTCGTGGCTGATGAACCACAAGCACAATTTAACGAACAAACTTTTTTGTTAGATTTTTGGGATAAGACCATAAGGAATACCGGCTTTCCTTATGAAAACTTTATTCAACTTGAAGGTCGATCAGCCGCCGTGATGAATAGTCTCCTGCTAAAAGGGAACTCCAATGTTCTTAAAAACTTGACACCCGCACAAATGGCATTATTGGTTCCGAAGGTAGCCATATATAAAGTGCTTCAAGATCCTAAAACTAGGAAGAGAACTCAAAAGAGATTTGAGTTTGATGATTTTACAAGCGTGGCATCTTTGACTGAGGAAACTGGTCGTGGAAGGGGATTGGATGCGGCATTGATAAGTTTTACCTGGAAAGACATGGGAACCGATCAATCGAATAGTGGACTATCCTTTGAGGCTTCGTTGAAGCTAAAGTTTTCTAACTTTGATGGAATTTTTCATACTCGTCCAAATGGATTAAAGTTTGCTGATCTTTTGATGCCACCAAATCTGACTCGCGGCAAGGATAAGAAGTTACAAAAAGCTGATGTTGCTAGAATTTTAAGCGGAGGCGAACGGAGGATTGATCCTACCGAGCTTGCTATCAAAGCAGTAGTGGGCTGGAACACTCCTTCTGATCCGGGTGGTGTTTTATTTAAAAAAGACAAGACAAAGTTTGGGGGCAGAGATCCGCTAACATTGTTCAGGGAAACTCAAGTTGCATTTTTGCTAACTCTCACAAAGAACGATATCAATATTGGCGAAGCAGGTAACATTGAACTTACACTAACATATCAAGCGGCGATTGAGGGGCAGCAAATGACATCTAGAGCCGATTTATTGAGAATTGATTTTTCCTCTATTGAGAGCGAATATCAGCAAAATAAGGCTACTCTCACAAAAACAAAGGCTGACTATGTAAAGAGTGCAAAAAAACTTTCCAATAAAAATTTTGCTTCGAGGCTCTACGAAAAAATGAGGAAGAAGAAGTTTACGGGGTGGAATAGGTTGGAGGGAGATGAACTAAAAGTGTACAAAGCATCCCTGCGAAAATTCGGTGATTTACCAGGGGAAGGGACGACGTGGCAAAAGACCGGCTTAAAAGGGAACAAAGCCAGAGTTATCGAGATTATGGAATGGGCTATCCGCGGGCCCCTGGGGACTGCCATCGATCACGGGAAATCCAGTACCCAAAAGGAGCTTGACTATCAAAAGAAAAAATTGAAACTGGCTAAACAAGACTTAAGAACGGAGGCATATTCTAGACTCTTGTGTCAAATAGATAAAGGGTTTGATCGCCTTTATAATATAGTGCTTTCACCAGAACAAGTAGAATATTATATCAATGAGGTGGCTGAACCTGGCGACAGTTTTAAAGAGATGAAGGAAGCGGTTCTGGACCGGGGTGGCTTTAGCAAAAAGAAAGTCACCGCCGATGCTGACCAAAGCGCAGCAAACGAAGCCAGAAGCCAAGCCGAAAAACATGATGCTCCCCAGGAAAAGGGCGTACTGGATAAAGCCAAGGATCTCTTGGGAATCACGGGCGGGAATGCGCGAGCTTTCGCGCAAGAAGCACAAGCGAAGCTCGAACAAGCAGCCAACGGTGACCCTAATTATATCCTCACTTTTTTCTATTTTGGGGATCTTGTAGAAGCAGCTTTGGAAATATTAAAAACCAATAATGCCACCAAAGATATTAAATCTCAAGTTCCCTTAACGGATGGCGATGAGATGAAGTTCTTGTTAGGGACGGTGGATATATATGATCCAACCTCAAATGAAACACACTCAATACCATTATGTGATGTGCCTATTTCTCTTTCTTTGTTTAGAAATTGGTTTTATAAAACCATCATTAAAAGTGATACGACTAGGCTTTATTTATTGACCTTTTTAAAGCAGGTTTCAACAAAGTTGATTGTTGGAGCGTTGAGAGAGATGAAAAAATATGAGTCTGCAAAAGATCTAAATATAAAACTATCAGCTTCAAGCTTGCTGATGAGCAAAAAACGGCTGACACAAGGATCAAAAGAGGTTAAAGGGAAAGCCATAAATGTGAGAGGGCGTGTTCCAATAAATAAATTACGTTCTAGTGGGTATGGTAGTATCGCATATGCCGATGTTAGTTCTCTGGAACAATATTACTTTTTATATATTGGTGGGACTCTTAATCAATCACTCAAAGGAAAGAAGGGTGAAGATGAGAAGCGTGGAATTCCGCACCTTTTTATTGGTCGTGACCGAGGGATGGTAAAAAGAATAAATTTCAAACGGACAGATCTACCTTTTCAGCGCCAGATAAAAGTTGCCAATGAGATCGACAGAGCCAAGGGAAATTTCTTGTTTTGCGACCACTATAGTGCTGAAGTAACGATGGTAGGAAACGCCCTCTTTAAGCCAGGAATGTTGCTTTTCATTAATCCACAAGCTCTGGGATCTGAAATGACTGTAGCACCAACACAACCCCAAATAGTAAACAGTCGGGCATCCCAGTTGGGAATTGGGGGATACTACATGGTGAAGGAAGTTAATAATGTTATTGAGTCAGGAAAATTTGAAACAACTCTTGATGTCATAGGCACCCTTCCTTTATATTCGATTGGCGCGGTCAAGGAGCCCCAAACGGCAAAGCCTGAAACACCAGCAGCGCAAAAAGAACGCGCAGCAAGGGCAGTTGAAGATGGGACCATGACGGTCGAGGAGGCAAACGCAATCTTGTCCCTGGGGGGAGTCAAATAAAGGCTCATAGGAATTGGAATCATGGCGACCAAGAAAACAAAAAAAAGTTCTTCTGTTTTTAAACAGTCGGCTCAAAAAATTTCAGACCAATATTCTGGACCGGGCGAAGAAAACGAACCAGAGGAATTAGGTTTTGACGCCACAAACGATTCACGATCCAAAGCCGCTTTTATTGAAAGAACTGAATATCGGAAGTCTGCATATCCTTCATTTGTGGGATTCTCTAGCCCGATTGATATGTGGTATGAAAAGGGGCTTTATGGCAAAGTGGATGAAGATTATAATCCTGTCATAACTACGGGAAGCTGGACCATTGGTGTCGGCGACGGAACAATAACCACCCCCACATTAAAGAAGTTACCGAGTGATGCAGACGAGGTTTTTGCTATGAATTTTGTAGCTGATGCTTATTCCGATCTTCGCGACTATATCTATCAAGCTGCGAACATGGGGCAGTATAATATCACAGCTACAAAATTTCTTCCTCTAGAACCAAAAGCCGGATGGTCATCGTATCCTAATCAATATCGCAAATATTCTAACATATTATATAAATCATATGGTACAGATTTCTTAGAGGTTAATCAGCGAGCATCAGAAGTAAAAAGCTTCACAACTTTTGTGAATAGCTTTAGTGGGTTTTTAGAGGATATGATGCCCGAATTTCCTGTGACACCTTCGGGCTTTGTATTGTCTAAAAGATATTCTCCTGAATCAACTGGGCTTATTATTGAATTGATCGATGCCGCGCATGGCGACGACAAAGTAAAATATGAAGACGTGATACAAGATCCTAATTTTTTATTCTTTGTAGGAGCCGCAAGACAGTTCGGCTTTATGATCGATAAAAATGCTCCGTGGCGTTTGGTGGCTGATATAAAGTCCAGCAAGATGCAAGAATATATGAGCAAGTATCCCGAGAAGCCTGAAGATCCCGGCGAACCGGTTGCTCCCGATGATCCGTGTGTTGTGGCTCAAGATTTATTTTCAGAATACTTGGGTGAAAAAATTCAGTTCACTTCTCCAACAATAATTAATAGCGACTTTAGTGCGCTGGGAAAAATTCAAGAAATATCATGTTCGGCTACCACCCCAGAGCAAGCAACTTTCAAGATAAAAACATATTGCCCTGGTTCCGATGATGATTTGTTGGACTCCACTTCAGGCGCAATTTCTGATTTCCAGGTTGTATGGCCTGATGCTTCGGCGCAATATGATATGATGAACGGTCCTAGCACACTTCCAGATGTTACGCTCTCAAATTATCGCCGCACTACCAATCTAGGAAATTCACCCGACTTAACAGTTGTTGGCTTATTCCAGTCTCCGGTGGAAGATGGTGAAGGTGGAACGCATCCACCGAATTGGCAACCTATCACCTGGCTAAATTCGGATATGTCAACGCAACCCTTCAGAACCCAGGCGGACGTTGCGGCGACGAGAGGGTCAAGAAATTTGCCCATCGAAATTGAGCGTGCGTCAGGCGTTGATGAATTCCGATGGGAAGTAGTAGACGCTCCGAGGGTGGAAGGCTTGCAAGGCACATTCTTTGGCTTCGAGATCGCGGCAACAACTCCTACGTTTGTTGAATTTGCTGATCCTTCTAGGAGCCTCCCAACATTACCCAATTCTGCGGGACAGCCCATAGCTTATAGTGACAGCGCAACTGCATCCATTCGTCTTAAGTTGGGCGCTGAACTTCCAGGTGATTATATAATAAAAGTAGAGGGATATGATCTTTCTAATCCTTTGGTGCCACGCAAAGTTACTACCAAGTTTCTTACGTTGCGATTGAGAGTGTTCTACGAGACGGGTCAGACTGGTCGGCACAACTTCCCACGCGGGTTCAGCCCCATCGTCGAGGAGCTGGAATCCTGGGATGAAGCAGAGGCAAACCACTGGTCCCTTGAGGAAACAACCCACACTACTCAACGGAACAACATTACTGTTGGCGAATTTTATATACTCCTCAATACAAAGTTAGATGAGGTGTGGAGCACTTATCAACAAGACGTAAGGAGTGCTGCCAACTTCTACGCAGCCAAACAAGAAAAGATTACACCAGTTTTATTCGGGTTAGATCTTCTTCCTGGTACGACAACTTTGTCTGATCCACGCGAGAATTGGCTTTTTTATTTTATTAAGTTTCTTCAGTATGTGAATGCTGCCGATGCCCCATCGGGCACCTCCCCCTCAACTTGGGAGGATCTTTATTATAAAAGATTTCCAGTTAACCAAAGCACAGGGAATCGCGACGGCACCCACTCATTGGCACACACTAATATGCTGGGGGGGGTGAATGAGCTGCCAAATCAGGGATTGACTGTCTCCTATAATTTTTGGGATGTCACTTTTGCTATACAATTTTTAAGTAATGTTGTGCGTCGTACTTTAAACCAACGCCTTCATTATACGGGTCAGAGTCAAGATTACGATGTGTCACCTACCCCATCCAATATAGAAAACTATTGGCAATATTATGAAGTGAGTTTATGGGATCTCGCGCCCGCATATCTTCTGTCGGCAAGTAGAATATTTGAAAATTGGGCGCAGCAAAATTGGCAACCAAGCAATGGCCCGGCGCTTTCAGTGATGGATTTTATCGATAGACATGGAGTTAATAATAACTTCCTTACAACGGGGACAAACCTGGCTACTCCCTGGACCGATAACTCTATTGGAACTCAGGGATATCAAAGTCCGGGTACACCATACGTTAATAGCAACGATATGACTTTTGATGAGTTTATTGGTCCGAACTCCTCAACCCCCACCACAGCAAGAGTAGATGTTCCTATGAATGATATTATGTCTTGGTTGCGAAGTGGTGCGGCTGTTGCGAATGATCCGTCTTTGTGGGATCAAGTAATCACCACCGACCCAAATAATGTCTTTGGCAATCCGGCTTTATATAAAATAGTGCGTGACGCTTATCAAGCTTTGGTAAATAATACAGCTTATGCTATTATTCAGACTCCCGATATAGTGGATAATGCTGGCGATACAGCCGCCGAAGAAGCGGTGCCCGATACCGCTACCTATAATGTCTTTGTGTTACTAGAACAGATGGCTACTCAAACGGATATGGAATTTATCTTAGCAGAAAAAAACAATAGAGCCTTTCAGAAAAAGAGAATAGAATATGACAGAGTGATACAAGACTTTCTACCACTTCAGGAAAAATATGAAGCTCATGTTGTGGCGAAAAACATTTATGATGCACAATTAGTTCAATGGAACTCAATACACGATCCAGTCACTCTACAATATGGCGGACCATTATCTTTTGATAATCTTTTTAAAAGACAGTTTGAATATACCAGCGACATCGACCTTGAGACTATAAAGAAATATTTTTATAATGTATATAATTCTTATGCGCTTGCTGTTCCTCTCAAAACTGTACCGCGAATTAATAAAAGCGGCGATGGCGTACAACTTTGTATGATTGAGAGAGAATTAATAAGCCAACAAGATATTGATGCCCTGTATCCCGACTCGTGGTGGCTAAACTTATATTATAAATTAAGGATAAAAGAATCAGGAAGAATTACAACTCCATCGGAAAGAAGAAGTTTTCAATCCAGACTTGCAAACTTGTTGTCTGGTATTGGTGCAGCCACTTCTTCTCAAGATCGGGCTAAAATAATGAAACAAGTCGCTCAGCTAATTCACAAAGAAACCAAAGGCGTCATTAAAGAAAAAAGATCTTGACCGCACCATTTTATCATGCTAGCATATGAAATATGTTATTTGAGATTATCGATCAAAAGCAGAATTGTAAAAATATCTACTCCAACAAGAAGATTATCGACAAGCCTCAGTATAATAAATTATCCAAAACCTGGATGTATCATCCCACCCTCAAGGGTTATGACATCAAGTATGCTTCACTCTACGCTCAATCAAAAACTCTGGACGAATGTTGCCCCGATGAGATAAGAAAGGACTGGGATCATATTAAAGAAAAATACTTGGCTTACCTTAAATCTTTTCAAAATGGTTTTTGTGAATTGGATAATGAATGCTTTTATGATTTAGTTCCTGAAAGTTTTGTGATTGACTATTTCGAGATGAAGAATAAAATAACTGAACATGTTTTGGCTACATTCTCTGAGCCAAAAAATTATAAATTCTTGGTGGAGCTGTCTCACTTGTTAGCCACGATTCGAGATCATCATCTCAATATTGAGCCAAGTCAAATTGTTGATAGGCTTCATGAAACTAAAACTCGCAGTTTTTATTCCAAGCTAAATTCTGTAAGACCATTTATTGACTATAATATATTTGGAACGATTACTGGTCGCCTAACTACACGCAAGAATTCGTTTCCTATACTGACGATGAATAAGGATTATCGTAAAGTGGTGCGACCAAACAACACATGGTTTATTGAGTTGGATTTTAATGCTGCGGAGTTGCGCTGTCTTCTTGCATTAAATGATCAGCCCCAACCCGAAAAGGATATACACGAGTGGCATGGATACATTTTTAATAAACTATCTGATCACAAGTTGAATCGTGACGATATCAAGCGCAAAATCTTTGGGTGGCTTTACGGTCCTCTGGGTGCATCACTTGGTATTCCCCAAGTAGAAAAACACTATGACAAAAGAAAAGTATTAAATAAATATTGGGACGGAAGCGTCGTCACCAATCCGTTTGGTCGAAAGATTATAGCCGACGAGTTCCACGCTCTCAATGCGGTTATACAAAGCACCACTTCCGATACATTCTTAAGGAGAGCAATCGCAGTAAATAAATTATTAGAAAATAAAAAGTCCTTTACAATGGGGCTCATTCACGATAGTATGGTAATTGACTTTCATCGGGAAGACAAAGATCTTATCGATGATATAATTAAAGAATTCGGTGATACGGATTTAGGAAAGTTCAAAGTGAACACCAGTCTTGGAACACACTTTGGAAACTTAAAGAGGTTTAGATGACAACAAAAAAATATAATAAACTCGTGAGAGATAAGATCCCAGAGATTATTAATAAGCAGGGAAAGAAGTGCAAAGTTTATGTAGCCGTCAATGACGACTACCAACAACGACTCAAGGATAAACTTACAGAAGAAGTTCAAGAGTTTCTTGAGGAGCCATGCGTAGAAGAACTAGCGGACATTCAGGAAGTTCTTTTATCAATTGCTGAAATAAATAAATGGGATCTTGAAGGGGCACGGATTATCAAAAACCGCAAACGCGGAGGATTTTGGCGACGTTATATCTTACAAGAGGTTTCAGAATAATGGATACAGTAATTGGGCTAGGAAATGCTGGTTGCAATATAGCAGAGGAGTTTGCTAAATTTTCGCAGTATAAGACCTATAAATTAGACGTTGGGTTGCGACCTTCCCCTACTACTTATCGTCTTGAGCGTGAGGAAAACATTGAAGATTATGAAAAGAATTGTCCTAATCTGGGTGAGTTTTTTGCTGATGTCACCGACGATATTTTGTTTGCGCTAGCAGGTGGTGGAAAAGTATCAAGCGCAGCGTTAGCAATCCTCGAACAACTAAAGCCAGGGAGGAAGATCAGTATATTATATATTGTTCCTGATACCTCTTTTT